CTCCCCGATGCAGAGCCTCCAAAACATCGCCTGCATCAACGGCCGGCCGGCGATCTGGGGCGATGCCGCCCTCGCGGTCGCCATGGCATCGGCCGTCTGCGAGAGCGTGACTGAGACGATTGAGGGCGAGGGCGAGCAGATGGTCGCCACCTGCACCGCCAAGCGTCGCGGCTACGAGCGGCCGACGGTCGTGCGGTTCTCGGTGGCCGACGCCAAGAAGGCCGGCCTGTGGGGAAAGACTGGTCCCTGGACGCAGTACCCCAAGCGGATGCTGCAGCTGCGAGCCCGAGGCTTTGCCCTGCGTGACGCCTTCCCCGATGTGCTCAAGGGACTCGTCACCGCCGAGGAGGCCCAGGACTACCCGACGACGCCGGCGACGCCCGAGCCCGTTGTGGTGCGGCCCAAGTTCGACGAGCCGGCCCCGGCGGCTGAGCACGAGGAGAAGGCCGACCGCTTCGCCATTGCGAAGGCGGCCATCCAGGCCGAGTCGTCGATCCCCAAGCTCGACGCCATGCGGCCCCGGATCGAGGCACTGCTCAAGGACAAGACGTTTGCCCCCTGGCAAGCCGACGAGCTGCTCGACGACATCCACGCCAAGGTCGAGTTCCTCGAGGCTGAGAAGGAGGTGACGGCATGAGCGACCGACAGACCATGTACCGCGGTTGCGACCGGCGATGGGAAACCATTCGAGAGGACATCAACGAGTATTGGCAGCCGACCGAGGCACTGGCCCTCGCCAAGATGGCCCCGCGGCTGCGACGCATCGGTGAGCGGCTCATCCGCCAAGCCGACGAGCTCGAGCAGGCGGCAGAGCAGGAGAGACACGACCGGCCCGCCCTGGCCGCAGAGGCTGACGCATGAGCCGCATGGGTCGCCCATCGGGCGGTGGCGAGTAACACCCGACGCGAGCCCGGCGAGACAGGGCCAAGACACCAAGAACGAGTGAGATGAAACGCATTTGCAACCGCTGCAACGCCAAGCGAGGGCCTCGGGTCACTCGGTGCCCTAAGTGCGGCGGTGTTGAGTTTCGTATCGAAAGGACAAGGAAGTGATAGCAGTGTCAGATCAGTACGCCGCTTTTCTCGCAACGAAGCAGCAACTCGACGGCGATCACGGGTTCACCCCGGAGTTTGTTCCCGATTGGCTGTTCGACTACCAGCGACATCTCGTCGCGTGGGCCTGTCGCAAGGGTCGCTCGGCGATCTTCGCCGACTGCGGTATGGGCAAGACCCCGATGCAGTTGGTTTGGGCCGAGAACGTGCGGCAGCAAACCGGCAAGCCGGTGCTCATCGCGACCCCGCTGGCGGTCAGTTACCAGACCGTCGAGGAGGCGAAGCGGTTCGGCATCGAAGCAGCCCGGTCGAGCGGCGGCAAGCCGCAGGCCGGGATCGTCGTGACGAACTACGAGCGGCTGCACAAGTTCGACCAGCAGCACTACGGCGGGATGGTGTGCGACGAGTCGAGCATTCTCAAGAACTTCGACGGCTCAACCAAGGCTCTCGTCACTGAGTTCATGCGGATGATCCCGTATCGCCTGCTCTGCACAGCGACCGCCGCTCCGAATGACTACCACGAGCTCGGCACGTCCAGCGAAGCACTCGGGTACCTCGGCTATCACGACATGCTCTCGCGGTTCTTCAAAGAGGACATCATCAAGGACGACCTGGGCTGGGGGCGCAAGAGTTACCGCTTTCGCGGCCACGCGGAGGAACCGTTCTGGCGATGGGTCTGCTCGTGGGCGAGAGCCTGCCGCAAGCCCAGCGACCTGGGCTTCGACGACGGCAAGCTCGTGCTGCCGCCGCTTCGCGAGCACGAGCACGTCGTGCATAGCAGCAAGACGCGGGCCGGGATGCTGTTCTCGCTGCCAGCTGACACGCTGCAAGAGCAACGCGAAGAACGGCGAATCACCCTTGAGGACCGATGTGCCGCCGCGGCTGACCTCGTTTCCTCGCGTCCGGGGGCGTCGGTCGTCTGGTGCCATCTCAACGCCGAGGGCGACCTCCTAGAGCGGTTGATCCCCGACTGCCGACAGGTGAGCGGCTCCCAGAGCGAAGACGAGAAAGAGGAGTTGCTGCTCGCGTTCCAGGCCGGGCAACTCACGCGGCTCGTGACCAAGCCGAAGATCGGCTGCTTTGGGCTGAACTGGCAGCACTGCCGCCACGTCGTGACGTTCGCTTCACACTCGTGGGAGCAGTATTACCAAGCCGTGCGACGGTGCTGGCGGTTCGGCCAGACGCAGCCCGTCGATGTTCACGTCATCGCCACCGAGGGCGAGGTCGGCGTTCTCGCCAATCTGCGACGCAAGGCTAACGCTGCCGACCGCATGTTTGAGTCACTGGTGCGGCACATGGGCAACGCCATGGCCGTTGATCATCGAAGGACGTTTCCCCACAGCGAAAGGATTCCGGCATGGCTGTCAGCGAGCAAGTAATCACAGACGAATACGCGATCTACAACGGCGACTGCTGCGAGGTGCTGCAGAGCATTCCTGACGAGTCGGTGCATCTGTCGATCTACTCACCGCCCTTTGCGGCGGACGGGGCAGGCTGCCTCTATCACTACTCAAGCTCTGAACGAGACCTGAGCAACTGCCGGTCGCACACTGAGTTCTTCGATCACTACGCGTTTGTAGTCGGCGAAATCCATCGCGTTACGATGCCGGGCCGGCTGTCTGCGGTGCATTGCATGGACATCCCGAGGAAGACTTCGCCCGGAGGGCTGATCGACTTCCCCGGCGAGATCATCCGGCTGCACGAGTCGCTCGGCTGGCGGTTCTGGTGCCGTCACTTTATCTGGAAGGAGCCCCTCGGCGTCAGGAATCGCACGATGGCGAAGGGGCTCGCCCACAAGCAAGTCGTGACAGACGCGAGCCTGTGTGACGTTGCCTCGGCGGATTGCCTGCTGCTTTTCCGCAAGGACGGCGAAAACCCGGTGCCTGTTGCCAATCCGACTGGGCTTCTGGAGTACGCGGGCGAGCGTGAGATTCCCGACGAGTTGCTTTCCTATCGCGGGCACAAGGGCAAGCAAATCGAGAACCGCTACTCGCACTGGATCTGGCGGCAGTACGCGTCGGCTTTCTGGGATGACATCCGCCTGGAGCGGACGCTGCCTTACAAGCAGGCCCGCGAAGACGATGACGAGCGGCACATGCACCCGCTGCAACTCGACGTGATCGAGCGGATCGTGCATCTACGGAGCCTTCCCGGCGAGACGGTGCTCACGCCTTTCATGGGCGTCGGCAGCGAGGCATACGGGGCGGTGCTCAACGGTCGCAAGGCGATCGGCATCGAGCTAAAGCCGGCGTACTACCGGCAGGCAGTGAAGAACATGGAGGAGGCGGCTAGGGGCCGGAAGACAGAGGCGACCCTCTTTGACGCGGAGGCGGTGGCATGAGCCGAGCGTTGAAACAACGTGGTGAAGCAGATCGCCACGTCGCCATGCTTAACAAGCTGGCAATGCTTGCGGCTCCGCTGGCTGCCGCATCTACCGTAGACGAGGCTAAGGCCGTCGCCGATACAGCTAAGGCGATTGAGTTATGGGCGCGAAGAAAGAAGGCAGGAAAGCCATTTCTTATTCAGGCCATGGAGTATCAACGACGCGCTCAGCGACTTATTGGAAGGATGATTGACCAGCAATATGGAAGCCACGGAGGAGACAGGCGTTCAAGTGTAACAGTTACACTTGAAACGCTCGGCGTTGATAAAAACGAGTCGCGGTTCTGTCGAGCTATTGCAAAAGCAGCAGACGATGAGTTTGAGCGGTGGCTGGCAGAGTGCCGGGAAAGCGAAGAAGAGCCCACGCAGGCCGTCGCCGTTCGTCTGCACCTTGGGGCTCACCTAAGAAACAACAGCGGCAACAGCGAGTGGTACACGCCGCAGGTGTACGTCGCTGCCGCTCGTGACGTTATGGGCGGCATCGACATTGACCCGTGCTCTTGTGCAGACGCCAACCGCGTCGTTAAAGCAACTACGTTTTTTGATGAGCACCAGGATGGATTTGCTCAAGAGTGGCACGGCCGCCTTTACACGAACCCGCCATACGGCGAGGGAACGATTGACAAGTTTAGCCAAAAGCTTCTTGCTGAGCTTTACGCCCAGCGAGTTAAGCAAGCCATCGTGCTAGTGAACAACTGCACGGAAACAAAGTGGTTTCAAGAGTTGCTGCGGGCATCGTCTAACGTTTGTTTTCCGATGGGACGCATTAGTTTTTGGAGCGTCGACCGGCCATCTAAAAACCCGCTCCAAGGACAGGCCTTCCTGCATTTTGGTTTTCGCGCTCAGGACGGCACAAAGTTTCGGCGAGTATTCGGCCAGTTCGGGGTTTGCATTTCTAAGGGCTAATGGCATGGAAGCCACTGCAAGCGTAAACGACATCGAGTTGTACGGCATTTCGCAGGTCGTGCCGTATCTCAAAAGCATTTGCGGACCCAAGACTGCGGTGTACCCGATTCACGACGAGTTTTCGCAACGCGTGCGAGGCGACTTTTTTTTCTGCGGGCTCATGACAGAGCGGGCGGTAGACGTTAAGTCTGAGCTAAAGACAAGTCCTCATGTGTTTGTTGAAACTCATTCTGACCGATACGGCGATCCGTGCCGCGGTTGGCTTTATGAACTTCATCCCGAAACAACACTCGCATACTTTGTCGTTGAGAGCCGCAAACTCTACACCGTGTCGATAGGCGACCTGCGTAGATGGATGCACGAGTCAGTTCAGTACGCAGACGGTTCTACTGGGCCGCGACTCAATCGTTTTCTGGAGCGTGAGCAGACCAAGCGAAAGCAGAGAAACGTCACGGTGGGAAGGCTTGTTCCGGTCAGTGAGTTTTTGCAAATCACGGGTTCCAAAGAGCACGATGTGCCGGAGGTCCGTAGTGGCTGGTGAGTGGATACCCGTTGACTGCAACCTCGGCATGAAGCCCGAGGTGCTCGAGCTGGTGGACGAGACCGGGGTGCCTGTTGAGGTAGTCGGGTGGCGTCTCATCCAGTTGTGGTCGTGGGCGGCCCTCAACACGGCAGACGGGACGATCCGGGCCACGCCGGCTCGGCTCGCCATGGTGGCCGGCGGTGACGCGGACTTTTGGCTCGCTGTTGAGCGAGTCGGGTGGGTGTCGTTTTTGAACGGCACCGTCGTCATTGAGGGCTGGGATAAGCGTTTTTCCCGTGCGGCAAAGGCTCGGGCCGGCAACGCCCGACGCCAAGACACGCATCGGAAGAAGGACGGTAACGCAGGCGCGTTACGCACCCGTAACGGTGCAGCGTTACCACAGGACAGGACAGGAGAGGAGAAGACAGGAGAGGAGAAAGAGCAACCGGCTACGCCGGTTCCCACGACCGAGCCGGCAAAGCCGTCTCGCTCGCGGGCGAAGTCTGCGGTGGCGTGGACTGCTGACGCAGGGTGGGCGGGCATCACGGACGCCGACCGAGCCGAGTGGGCCGCAGCGTTCCCCGGTGCCGTGCTCGAGCAGGAGCTCGCCAAGGCCACGGCGTGGCTCAAGGCCAACCCAAAGCGAGCCGGCCGCCGCAACTGGCGACGGTTCCTCGTCGGGTGGCTGCAGCGTTGCCAGGACAAGGGCGGCACCCACCGGGAGGCGGGCAACCGGCCGAGCGGGCCGACGCCCGAGGAGCGAGCCAAGCGTCGATTCTTCCGTGGCGACGCTCAGCGGAGCATGACCGACCAAGAGTACGCCGAGTGGCGTCGAGGACAGCGACCGAGCACCGAGGCCGTCGCACTTGCGGGGGCCATCACACTTGCCAAGGAGGGCACATGACCACCACTACCCGCCAACCCGTCACCGCTCGGCAGCGGGAGATCTACGACTGGATCGTCGCTCGCTACGCCGAGACCCGTTGCGGCATCGGCATACGGGAGCTTGCCGTTGCCATGGGATGCACCTCGCCGAACGGCATGTACTCCGGGATCCGCACGCTCGAGAAGCGTGGCTACATCACCCGGACGCCTGGACGGGCCAACTCAATTCTTCCCGTCGTGGAGGACGTTACCGATGGCGATTGATAACCCCGAGCCGCCGCCGGCTCCGCTCGTCCTGGCCAACATGCT